ATCTTAATGCTGTGCATGTGTGGAGGAGTTCAAATCCCATCAATGAATTAGAATATGGCTATGGAGGTGTAAAATTATTGCCTAAAAGATTAACTATGCAAATGGATACTAATAGAATAGACATGACCACCAGCATATCAGATGTTTTTTTTGCTAATGAACAAGTTTCTAATGTGACCATGTTTAACACAGATCCATTCAACACATGGAAAAGTGCTTTTAGAGAGTGTGTCAAACTCAGCAGCAAAGTGATTGATCGTCAAGTGGACAAAGAAACTGAAAAAAGATTGTTGATTTGGTGCACAGTGGGTGCAGATCAACCATACGGAGAATATGCCATTGCTGGAGCCTTGGCAGGCAGAGTGTATGGCACAGACCACAGAAGTAATTCTGATGCTTTGAGAATGATCAACAATTTTGAATGGTTAAAATTAACATTTGTGGGACAGTTTCCACACATGGAAAAAGAAATATTATGATAGACAGCAATATTCCATTTGATAAAATCATAAACTTTGGTCAACGCACCATGCTGGACAGCAAATTATTTTCTGTGAGCTGGATCTTGGCTCGTTTTTGCAATTATGATTGTTCTTACTGCTGGCCTTATGCCAAAAGCAAACAGAAAGATCACAGACCATTGTCAGTTTACACAACAGTGGTGGATGAAATCAAACGCCAGGCCAGGTTGAATGGATTCACTGACTATCATTTTAGTTTTTCAGGTGGAGAACCCACTGCCTACAAAGATTTTTTACAATTGGTACAGCACTACAGTGCTGATACTGCTCCTGAATATCAAAGTATTCACATGACCACCAACCTAAGTCCTTCAGAAAAATGGTGGGAGCGATGGTTGGAAGCCACAAAAACATTGAACCGTCGCAGCATCACTGCAAGTTTTCATGCTGAATTTGCTGATGAACAAAAATTTGGAGATAAAATATTGCTGTTAATGAAGCATAATGTGTTTGTCACAATCAATCAAGTGATGGTGCCTGATAGATTCACAGAATACTATGACAGATGCGCAAGATTTAATTCCAGAGGCATCAATGTCACACTAAAACCACAGAGTGATCCCACTGCCAGTCATGTGATAGAGGGTTACAGCACTGCACAATTGAACACATTGCAGACAGGCTTTCCACAACGCATACAGGAAGGTGAAAACTACAAAGACTTGTTTCAAATTGAGATGCAGGATGCTCAAGGCAACAAGTATTACATGGATCAAGCAGAGCGATTCAATGCTTTTGGCTTCAACAAGTTTAAAGGATGGCACTGTAATGCTGGATATCAAAGTTGTATCATCAGAGAACCAGGCGGAGAAGTCAAACGCAGTTACAGTTGTCATGATGAACCACTGGGCAGCATAGAACAAGGGTTCAAACTGTTTGACAAACCAAGAATTTGCATCACTCCCACTTGTGTGAGTTCAGCAGACTCAAAAATACCCAAGGCTAGACATGTATAGATACGAAGATATTAGAGATATTCATTTGGAAATCACCAGCAAGTGTCAAGCCAAGTGTCCCATGTGTCCTAGAAGAATCAGTGGAGGTCCTTTGAATCCGTTTATTAAGTTGGAAGAAATAACTGTGGCACAATTCAAACAATGGTTTCCAGAAAAATTTGTAAAACAATTACACAGTTTGTTCATGTGTGGTAATTTGGGAGATCCAATCATATCCAAAGACACATTGGAAATATATCAGTATCTGCGTGAAGTGAATACTAATATTAGACTGGCCATGCACACCAACGGCAGTGCCAGAGACCCAGAATGGTGGAAGAGACTGGCACAATTAAAGGTCAAAGTTACATTTGGATTGGATGGTTTAAAAGATACCAATCACTTGTACAGGATCAGCACAGATTTTGACAAAATCATGCAGAATGCTGAGGCATTCATCACAGCAGGTGGAGTGGCCAAATGGCACATGCTGGTTTTTGCTCACAATGAACATCAAATTGAACAAGCAAGAGTTATGAGCAAACAAATGGGCTTTGTGGATTTCTCAATCAAACACACTAGTAGATTCAAACAAGATTATTTACAAGTGATTGATGATGCGGGCAGACCCACACACAGAATAAAGCCCACTCAAAACAGTTTGGACATGATACCACTAATTGAACAATCACAGAAAGAAGAAAAACCACATATTGTGTGCAAAGCACAAAAAGGTAAACAAATCTATGTGAGTGCGTGTGGCAATGTATCACCTTGTTGCTGGTTGGATATGGAATGGATTCCTCCCATGCAAGAATCTAGAATTGATTACATGGAAAAAATTTCAGAATTTCCCAATCTGCATCGTCAAACGCTGGAGGAAATATTTGATAGCGGTTACTTTACCAAGATAGAAGCACAATGGGGTACAGTGGGATTGAAAGAATGCACCAAACAATGTGGTTCATTTGATAAACTAGGAGCACAATTTGTTGAAAATTAATATACAAGACGTTTTATTTTGGATGGATGCTATCAGACAGTCTGATGATAGATATCGCACACTGGAAAGTTTCTGGAAAGGTCAAATCAACAGCAAAGTATGGTTGATTGAACAATTAAAAAAATTACCCAGAGCACACAGCATGGATATTTTGATCTGTGGCGGATGGTATGGAGTGATGGCCACACTGTTGTTCAACAGTGATCTGTATGTGAACCGAATAACCAGTATAGACATAGACAGCAAGTGTGAACTCACAGCAAATACCATGAACAAACAGTATGAAATCGCTGGAAGATTCCGTGCTGTCACTCAAGACATGATGACTTATAAAGATTATGGTGGATATGATATGATTATTAATACAGTGTGCGAGCATTTGACAACAGAACAATACAATGAATGGTTGAATTTAATACCCAAAGACAAAATTATTGTGTTGCAAAGCAATGACTATGTGATTCCTGAACATGTGAATCCCATGAAAGATTTAAATCAGTTTGTTTCACAAAGTAAACTGTATCCTATTGTAGAACCCAGTGAATTACAAACAGAGAAATACAAAAGATTTATGATTGTAGGTAAAAAACAATGAACAATGAACAAATAACCAAACAAATATTAGAAAAATTTAAAAAAAAACAAATAGGTTGGTTACAACTGGATACTTCATTTGAAAATTACATTGATCATCAAGAATTATCTGCTGTGAATGACTTTTACGTGGATCACAGAGAAGGAGAAAATCATAAAGGATGGCAAAGTTGTTGTGTGCATGGTTTGGGCATTACTAAAACTCAAGTGTCACAACAATATGGACATGTGGATGAGTTAAATGCTCCTTATTATTGGACTGCTCTGGCAAAATTAGCTCCAAAAGCTACTGAATTTTGGAAAAATTTTCCTGCAGAAAAATTTACTAGAGTTAGATTTATGAAATTAGCACCTAATGGATATGTGGGACTGCACAATGATTCTCCAACCAACATGTTAGATAACATAGATTTGTTAGATTATCTATTGCCTATTAATTGCAGCATTACTCACCCTAAAGATTGTATTATGGAGATAGAAAACCACGGCATAGTGCCTTGGAAACCAGGCAGTGTATTTTTAATCAACATACTGAATAATCACACTGTAAAAAACAATAGTGCAGAAGATAGAATACACATGATTGCTCAAGCACACGTGGGTAATCAGCGTGAAAAATTTTGTGAATTAATTGCTAGGAGTGTAATAAAAAATGGTATACTTTGATTCAGTTAACAAAAAATCAGATATAATTTTTATATGTGTGGACAACACACAGTTGATCCAAAATGATGAACATAGAACAATTATAAAAAATATTGCTGATTACAGTATCAGCAACATCTGCAGCAAAGGTTATGATCTTATTAATACATTGGATGTGAACCAAGTCTTGCCAACAATTACAAAAAAATATAGTCATGCCGTGGTTTTTGATGCAGATACAGAATTTTTAGGCTCTATTTTTTTTAATCAATTGACAGAATTGTGCTCAAAAGATTTTTTTTTAGCAGGTCATGTGTTGGATAGACATGAAGGGTATTTTGAATTACATTCACAATGTTATGTGATCAATTTAAAAAAATATGCCCAATACAATATGCCAAACATTACGCAAATTCAGATGAATGCCACACATGAACACTTGGAACCTATAAGAAGTGTGGAAAATTATCATGATGATTATACTCCTTTATGGATTAAATCAGGCACTGTAAAAAAACAATATCAGCACAAATGGCATGGCAATGAGATATTGAGTATGGCATTGGAAAATCAAGAGAATGTGTTGATATTTGACCCGATCATACGCAATAGTAAACGTTGTTATTACGCTCAATATGAAGAAGATTTTATAAAAAACAGTGAATTTATACATGACCGATATAAATTTGCAAAAAATAAATTGTTCTATCCTATCAATACTGAAGAACCACAACAATTACAGATTGCAGGACCCTGCATGCAGTTAATCACACCTGCTAGTGGATTGAACTGGCTGTTTTATTTGCACAAATATGGTTACACTGACAATACTTTGATATCTTTTTATGATCATAATGAAAATGCTTTGCGTTATATAAAAAATATTGTAGAAAAATTCAAAGGCAAAGATTATTATTCTTTTCTTAAATCAGTGATGCCCACAAATACAAACGATTGGATAAATTCTAAAGAAGAAATTGATTTACATTTTGATAAAATCAAACATTTATGGCATATAGTAGAGCACTTACATTTCAGTTTTCATCACTGCGATATACTAAAAAATTTTAGTGTTCCTGTAATAAATGATCATAATACAATAGTTAATCTAAGCAATGTGTTTTGCTATGAACCCAATGCGGCATTTGTCAGTCTTACACAAAGAATAAATGCAGAAAACAATTTAATAAATTATCTTAAAAAACACAAAGAAAAAATTAGTTTAATTTTATCAGACCATGCATGGTCTGGATTAGTGCATTACAACAAACTCACGGGGCGTGTGACTGATTTTATGGAACAAAATGTAAATTCTTGTCTTAAAGCCACATGGTACATAAAAGATTTTGAACAAAATACACAACACTTAAATACAACAGGATTATATAAATGACTCAAACTGCTTACTATTCTGAAAAAAATTTAGAAACACATCGCCCAAGTCCATTAAGTGATCAAAAAATTAAGAATGAAATCACCAATGTACTCACTGGAGGAATAGACAAAAATATAGACAAAGAGTTATGTGTTCAATTTATTCAAAAGTTTGAACAATATATTTTTTCTTCAACCATTAACAGATTCAAAGGCCATCTCAGTTTCCAAAGAAAAGACGTAATTTTAGGTTGCACGCAGTATATTGATAATCTCTACATGCAAGGCAATGTACAAGTGTTCGAAAATGATTACAGATATCATGAAAGATTGGGTCGAGCATACATAATAAAAAAAATAGAAAATTTAAAAGAAACTGTACCATTGATAATTGCAATGCCATTTCCCAGCACAGGAGACATGAGAAAAGACATGCAATCTATTTTAAATCAAGCACTTATAAAAAATATTCCTGTACACATCGACGGAGCATGGATGTCATGTTGCAAAGATATTGAATTTGATTTTAATCATCCAGCCATAGTGAGTTTTGCCAGCAGTTTAAGCAAAGGATTAGGACTAGGATGGAATAGAATTGGCGTAAGATGGCACAAAGATCAACAAGTTAATGATTCAATCAGTCTCATGAATGACTACAACATGGTGATCAAAGCTGCTGTTAAAATAGGCATGCATTTTATGCAAAAATTTCCAATGGATTATCTTTGGACAGAACATCAAGATCACTATAAAAAAATATGTAAAGATTTTAATCTATTAGAAACCAAATGTATACACCTAGCCATGAGTGGTAAAGGACCTTTGGGAGTATCTAAACTTATAAATTATTTGGAGACGCATGTCTAATCTCAGTTTTTACAATATAGATAAGGTAGATATTCCATTTTCATATGATTGGAAAAAAATTTGTATCAGTATATCTGGAGGAGCTGACAGCGCACTGCTGGGGTATCTACTGGCAGATATTTTTCAAAAAAACAAATTAAATATTGAAATGCATGTGATAAGTCACATAAGATGTTGGAAAACCAAACCTTGGCAGCGTGACAACAGCATGGCAGTGTACAAATGGCTGTGTGATAGATTTCCTAATATTACATTTAAAAGATATGAAAATTTCATTGCACCAGATCTAGAATATGCTCACACTGGTCCTAATCTCACTGATGAATACGGCAAGAAAGTTAGTGGTGACAACATAGAGATAAGAGCTTTTGCCGAATATGTGTGTGATCAAAATCAATGTGAAGCATATTACAATGGAGTTACTCGTAATCCTAGAAACATATCATTGGGCGGCATGCGTGAACGAGATATAGAGATTAATGAAGATAATAAACATTTACAGATTATGAGACACATGAACAAATGGGCATTGCATCCTTTAAGATTTGTAGAAAAAGATTGGGTAGTACAACAGTATATGACACAAAACATACAGGATTTATTTGATATCACTAGAAGTTGTGAAGGAGAAATTCAAGGTATAAATCATACCAATTACGTGAGTAATCAATATGTGCCAGAATGTGGTGAATGTTTTTGGTGTAAAGAAAGGAAGTGGGCCATTGAAAAAATTAAGTAAAACATTTTGTATGCACCCATTCACAGGACTAGCTACCAGAGAAGATGGTGCAGTAACGGCTTGTTGTCGCAGTCAACCGGTAGGTTATGTGGGCGAACAGACTTTAGAAGAAATATGGAATAATGACGCAATGAAACGTATACGAAAACAGGTACTAAATGGTGAACGCCCCAAAGAATGTGATGCATGTTTTAGACTGGAAGATCAAGGTGTAGAAAGTCTTAGACAAAGACATATCAGAGGCAATATACCTGAAGCACGTGTGAATCTTTATCCAGATGCGATGGAAAAACTAAAAGATGATTTTTCTATGCCTTTTGAAATTCCTACTATAGAATTAAAATTAAACAACCTTTGTAATCTTAAATGTCGCATGTGTCATCCTATGGATAGTACCAGCTGGAATGATTGGAGTGTGGTAAAAGAATTTTATAAAAAAGAAGGTAACATTATGTATGATATTGTGGAAAAACACAATTTAGAAACTAAACCTTTCTTAGACAAGTTTCAGGATGATCCAAAATGGTGGGCTAGTTTAGAAAAATTATTGCCTTACTTTCGCAGGGTAGAGTTTGCTGGAGGAGAACCACTAATGGATCCACAACACTATAGAATACTGGATATGTTGGCACCATATGGCCATCAAATAGAAATCAAATATGCCACCAATCTTAGCATGTTAGGCAAAGGTGATAGAACTATTTGGCAATACTGGCCTAAATTTAAAAGTGTGGCGGTGAATGTCAGCATAGACGGCATTGATTCTAACTACGAATATATTAGAGGCAATGCATCTTGGTCGGAATTAATAAACAATATAAAACAAATACAAACTATACCAAACATCAGTAGGATAGTGGGTGCAGTGACAGTACAGGTCAGTAATGTGCTGGTTTTGGATAAAATTATAGAATATTTTCTCGATGATATAGGCATTGTGTTCCACAGTCATAGAGTTGAATATCCTAAAGTCTTGTCAGTACAAGTGTTGCCTCGCAAATTAAAAGACACAGTAATAGATAGATTAAAAACAGTGAGCCATAAAATAAAAGATTTTAAAATGATCAAACAGAATCCTAAATTATTAGCATACACATTGGGACAAATTCAAGACAATATCAATTATATTAATGCCATAGATCAAAGTCAGCTTTGGCCAGATTGTGTAGAGTTTAATCGTAGATTAGACCAAACACGCAATCAATGTTTTGAGGAAATCACTCCAGAATTTAAAGATTATGTATAAAATTACCAGCAGCTGGCCTCATCAGGATCAAATCAAAGTGGAATGGAATCTTGGCAAGCGTTGCAATCTTGATTGTACCTATTGTCCTGCAGAGATTCATGACAATCACAGCAAACATACTGATATAGCAATGCTCAAATCCACTGTGGACGTATTGTCGCAATTGGGTAAAATACGCATCAGTCTCACAGGAGGGGAGCCTTGTGTGCATCCTCACATTGAAGAATTACTAGTTCATATGAAACAAATGAAAATAGGTTGGATCAATGTCACCACCAATGGTACCAGAACTGTGGAATTCTACCAAAATATTTTGGAAAACTATATCAATCATATTGTGTTCAGTGTGCATTTCGAATCTGATTGGCTGAAGGTGATAAACACAATTATCAAGGTTTATAAACAGTCTGCCAACAAAAATGTTCTAGTACACATGATGATGCTGCCAGGACGTTTAAAAGACGTTAAAGACGCTTGTGAGGCTCTTTTAGAACACAACATATCCTATGCATTAAGACCCATACGTTGGACCAAAACACATGATGATTTTGAAGACATGATACATTACAGTGAAGAAGAAAAAAAATTTTTGGCAGTGAGCAATCATACTCCACCAAAAAATATTTTGGTAGACGACACAGTAAGTTGCAACGTGAATGATTTGCTGATCAATAAAACCAATCAATTTAAAGGATGGAGTTGCATGGCTGGAGTGGAAAGTCTTATGATCAATTGGGATGGTGCCGTGCATCGAGCCACCTGTAGAGTGGGTGGCAATTTGGGCAACATCTATCATGGTAAGTTTGAAATGCCCAAAGATCCCATTATCTGCACTAGAAATTGGTGTACCTGTGCAGCAGATATAGCAATAACTAAAAATAAAAATTATTAACTTAAAAGTTTTTTATTGCAATTAATTTCAGGCTGACAAGTACAATTTTTTCTTTCACAGATTGTAGGTACAATATCTGGATAAAATTTATCTGTAAAATCTTGATCTAATAGATTAAAATAATAATTTTTCATAAAAAGTCTATTGCCACAAGCTCCTTTAATACGTCCATCTTTGTCTATTTGAATGGTATCTACACCCACGTGACACAACCATCCTTGAAAGTGATTTTGACCGTTTAAAGAAATATAGTTTTCTGAAACTTTTTTTTTGCTGTGATTACTGAATAACACTGTGGGTGATCGATTAAATTTTTCAAATCTTCTTCTTTTTTTACTAAAAAAATACTGCATTAAAGAAGGTTCTCTTTTGTTACAGTGACTGATATATTTTTTTTGTTCAGAATTGTATTCAACCGTGGCATGATATATTTCTAACACGTTAATAGCCCATTTGTGATGACTATTTTTAAGTTGTTCTACTATGTTCACACATTTATCCCAAGCATGTGGATCCATCAGCACATTGGCATCCACAACTACTTTTTTACCGTGCAAAAGATCTGCCACACCAATGATATGTGGCACATCTACTCTTTCGTGATGACAGCTCAGCATCACAATGTCATTGTAATGACCATATTCTTCCCACCATCTCAGTGTACGTGACCCGTTGGTGCTGATGCTGATCAAACAGTTGAATTTTTCTTTAAAGTATTTGGTGAATTCTCCAAAATCTTTCCATATAGTGGGTTCTCCTCCTATGATATGCAGATAGAAATCATTTTTGCCAATATTTTTTCTGTAATGTTCAATGAGATGAGAAAGATTTTTTTTAATCAATTCAAGATCGGGCCAACCATGTGTGCCTTCGTTGGATCCGGGAAAACAATACCAGCACTTGTAGTTGCATCTGTTGCTGAGAAATAATTCAATTCTCAAACTATCTTTGTGCTGATTACTGTGTATTTCTACTATATTTTCCATTTTGTGATCTGTGTTTCAGGCATGCAAAAACAAGCAGCAAAAGGACAAGTTACTGGTTTAATTTCTGGATCAAATGTGTCGATAAAATTTGTTTTTAAAATATTATGATAATAATTCAAACCATATAATTTTGCATTGCAGGCACCTTTGAGATCACCGTTCCAATCCACATATATGCTTTCTAACCCTATATTGCATTTCCAATCTTTAAATTCATTCCATCCTTCATTGATATAGGTACCAGGTCTAGCATATTTTGTAGAGCCTTCTGACATGGTGTATTTGCTTTCATACAGTCTTATTTCGTCTTTGAGCAATTTTCGATTTTTCCAAAACCACCATAGACTAGGCCATCTCTTCAAATCTTTTTTTAAATATTGTAATTGTTTGTTGTCATATCGTTTGACTCCAGGAGCAATTTTGTTACTGATGTGATGTGGTTCAATTACCTCTGCCACCATGATAAACCAAGGATACTTACTGTGTTTTTTCATTTTAGCAATGGCCTCTATACCTTGTGACCAGCGATCAGGATCCATAAGCACTTTGACTGTGACTTTGGATCCAGCTGCATACAATATATCTGACACTTCAATCATGTGATCAACATCACCTTGTGCTAAATGCAAGGTAAGATGTGCATTATCTATTTCATTGGCATGTTCTTTCCACCATCTCACTGTGCGTGACCCGTTGGATATAAGGCTAATATAGGCATTATGTTTTTTTTTTATTTCGGCCATAAAAGTTCCTAAATCTTTCCACAATGTTGGTTCTCCACCTGCAATAAAAAATTGAAATTTACTTTTGTTAAGTTTAACTTTATAAAAATTTAATAAATGATCCCAGTTCTTTATGACCAAATCTAAATCTTCAGGAGATCTATGCGTGCCTGTGTTGGCATCAGGAAAACAATAACGACACTGAAAATTGCAGACATTATTGGGATTCCAACGCACATTTAAAATATGTTTCTTTTGAGTGGAATCTATTCTTACAGGTTTCATTTGATCAAGTGAGAAATTTCAGGAAAGGTCAATCGAAAATCAGTTTTTCTATGTTGATCCATCTTTTCTATATATTGTTTAAAATCCGGCAGTAAATTGGTGTGATCTGTAGCATCCATCCAGTCCAGTATGCCTTCCCAACGTTTCCAACCATATGGATTTTTTTCCCAAAACTCCGAGTCCTGAGTATAATGATTCCATAACCATTCTTTTAATTCAGCAAACAGTTGTCGTACATGAGCTTTGTCTTCTTTAGGTAACACACGTATGGATAACCATGTGGGTATCCACAAAAGATGCACACCTACTAGACCACCTCCAGTAATTTGTCCTGCAGCATTCGTGTCAAAATTTAATTTTTTAAATCCACAGCTGATTTTCCATTTGATAAAATCTGGCACATGTTTAATGTTTAATATCTGCACAGCCAATGCAATGTTAGTCTGTATTTTTTCACTGGTGCGTTCAAGACGCCATAGATTTTTTTCTACCTGGGATGAATCGGTAGGAAAGCGTATGTAATGTAAACGATCACCTATGGCATCCATGCTTATGCCCACCTTAACTTTTTTAAATTGCTCCCAAATTTCTATTATTTCTTCATTGATCAATGTGCCATTGGTGTTGTAACGTAAACCTATCTTGTGAGCATGTCCTCTTTTAATAATTTCTTGTAGGAAAGCCTTGTGTTCTTTTATTAATAATGGTTCACCGCCTGCAAAATATAATTGTTTTATGTGGGGTATTTGTTCATAGATCTGCTCCCAAAAAGCAGGATTTTCATGCCAGCGGTTATCAAAATTATCCTGCTGCCAACTCATTTGTTTTTTTATTAATTCGCTAGTGAACAGAGGATATACTGTTTTGTGATCATTTACCCATTGACTGGAATCATGAGGCGAACACATGATGCATTTTAAGTTGCAGGTGTGACCTAATCTCAAATCAAGATATTGTAATTTATGCGGCACTGTTCCATCTTCTTGGGTTTCTCTTATGAGTTCTTTGATGTCTGTTTGCTCCTGCAGATACCAAGTGCCTGTTTCCCAAACTCGTTTACTAACTATACCTTTGTCTTCTTCATCAAAACATTTTGTGCAGCTGGCAGGTATTTGTCCAGACAACATTAATTTTCTTACAGATTTCATGTAGTCGTTGTTGAATGCTGCCGTGGGCAAATCTTTGCCAAAGTTTGCAGGCTCACCATCTTCTTTTTTGACCAGTCCTACTTTGTAGTCTCCACTGTCTGCTCCGCTAGCGTTAGCCACACAACATATTCTCATGTCACCATTGGGTCTAGTGGCTAGGTGTATCCATGGCAAAATACAAAAACTAGCACTGCCAGATATCTGTTTAATTTTTTCTTTCCACTCTAAAAGTTGTGAATTTTTTTGGTCTTTATGGGTCGGCAGCAATTTTTCCGCAGCAACTTCATCGACAGATTCTGATTGTTCTATATAAGACATGTTATCAAAGTATATTTACCTTAATTAAATGCCCACATAATATTTTGCGATAAATATCAATATGCTCCAAAAATTAGATGTAATACTATCAGCTCAAGATATTTTGAAAAATTTACCAAAATTCAACACTGAACACAAAGACGAAGAAGTATTCATGTGTAAGACTTGGATGAATGATCCAACAGGAGATTTCTTCTATGACCCTTGGAAGTTAAAATCAGAGTGGCAAACCAAAGAACTAGTGCAACTTTTTAATACTTTAGGACCAGTGGGTGAAGCAAGAATAATTGTAATGAAACCAGGATTCACTTATCTTGCACATTCCGATATTGATGACAGATATCATGTGACATTGCAGGGAGAACACAGCTATTTGATTGATTTGGTGAACACAAAAATGTATCCTACTTTGACCGATAATTGTTGTTATCTTATGGATACTGCACACATACACACTGCTGTGAATTTTGGATATCTAGATAGAATTCAATTGGTAATAAGAAAATTACTTGAACGTGGTCAAATTAGAAATCGTGCTCATGTAAAAATTAAAGCAGAAAATCCTCCATACAACAGTAGATATCTTTTTGATAATTCTTTTTCAGTATGGCTCAACAAAGCAAATAAGAAAAAAATACTTGATAACTTTGTGACAATTTCACAAGAAGAAGTTTCATTGGATTTAGAAAGAGAATACTTGGAAGAATTAAAAAATATTTCAAATCATTGCGGATTTGCAGTGCAAATTACACATGATTAACAATTAAACTGATCAAGTACATTCAAATACACATTTAGATGAATATTTCAAAAAAAATATTACCAAACATAGGAGTAATAGGCGTTGGCCGCATTGGTCTTTGTTATGCATTACTTTTAGACCAAACTGGATATCAAGTGTATGCTTACGATATCAACACAGCTCATATAGAAAATTTAAAACAAGGTGTGGTGGATATTAACGAGCCAGATGTTTATAATTTGCTTGAAAATAATCACATAGTTTTTACCAACAATGCTCAAAAAATATTTCAAAATTGTGAAATAATTTATATTATGGTGCCTACTCCAAGTAACGCTGATGGAAGTTATGATATTTCTAAAGTTCAAAGTATTATCAAACAAATATGTGAATGTAATTTAGATATAAAAGAAAAAATAATAGTTGTGGGCAGCACAGTAAATCCTGGAGATTGTAAAATATTAGAAAAACAATTGCAAGCATATCATGCGGGTTTGTTGTACAATCCAGTATTCACAGCTCAAGGTTCTATAATAAAAGACCTACAACAAGCAGAGATGGTATTAATAGGTGGAGAATCTAATAAGGTTATAAAAAAATATCAACAGATTTATTTTGACATACAAACCATAAAACCAAACATACATGTATTGAGTTTAACCGCAGCAGAGATAGCAAAAATAGCTGTAAATTGTTACTTAACTACTAAAATATCTTTTGCAAATATTTTAGGAGAAATTTTAATCATGTCTAAACTGGATAATGAAGTTGATCTCACATTAGATATGATAGGTTCAGATACAAGAATAGGAAAAAAATTTTTTAAATATGGACTAGGATATGGGGGACCATGTCTACCTAGAGATAATAGAGCACTGTCTCATTATGCGTCTAAAGTTGGAATAAAATTTGCTTTGGGTGATACTGTTGATCAATTTAACCAACAGCATACCTTATTCTTAGCAGATTTTTTTGCAAAAAAAAATGTAGAAAATTTGCCATTTTATTTTAAAACCGTATCTTACAAATCAAACGTGACGGATATTGAACAAAGCCAATTATATTTGCTGTGTTGTAAATTGTTAGAAAAAGGATTTATGGTATATATTGAGCCTATTCCTGCTTTACCCAACGAAATTCAAACATCATTGCAACAAAAATTTCAAGATTTAATTGCATTTGTTACTATTACTGACCTACACAGCAGTAATAAAAAAATATTTGAAATTTTTATTTGATTATTATAAACCTGTGTTAATCTATAATAGCCTACATGGACCAATGGTACAAATAAGTATTGAATAAACATTAATTATGATAGAATACTGGAATAACTTTTACAAGCACGAACTAGGCACATTAGCCATTGCTAATTTGGTATACGAGCCTTTGATCAGTCCTAACAAAAACATATTCAAAATGAATTTTAATAAAAATGAATATTTTGTCAATTCCAATATGACTGATGATCTTAGACAAAATTGGTTTGCAAGGGAAATTAATTATATGGAAAAATTAAAAAATAAACCATATGCTCCTGAAACTTTAAACATTGATCACAGAAATAGAACCATTGAATTTAAATGGTATGATCGCAGTGTGAGTAAACTTATACACACTGGTGAAATATCCACAGTGCCCAACTGGCAACAACAGATCAAAGACATCGTTGCTGATTTAATGTTAGAAAACATACGCAAATCTAATCTTTATCCTCACACTTTTTATTTGGATCATCATAATCATATTCGCATTATGGATTTGTATGGTTGCAGCAGCACTGAAGATAGATATGTGTCCAAAGAATTGTTGACTTCAATACTTTTTGATTCTACTCATCCTAGATTTGCTCAAAGTCTTACAGGAGCAATGTATGATACTTTTAAACTGTATGAATTAACTATAAAAATGAATTATGGTGAATGGCCGGGAGATTTTTTAAATGCTTGAATACATGGGTAATAGTATGCACGTGATTGATTGGGATTCTGTAATTAAAGAAGTTCAAGACCAAGAAGGAAAATGTGCCTGCAAGTATCTTCCTGTAAAAGAAGTTGCAGAACTTAAAGAGATCGACGATGCACTGGGTAATTATTGTAGAGATTCCATTGAGTGGATCAATTATTATCCAGACAAAGAATTTTCTATGGACATAGCTCATAAGTTTGGAGACTTTGTAAAAATGCCTAGAATGATTAAATGTTGGATATCCAAAGTGTTGCCTGGTAAAACTGCACCGTGGCATTGGGACTGGGACGTAGATTGGAAAAAATATTTAGAAAATGGTCAACCAATAAGATTCACAGCAATGATTAATCCTCCTGCTGTGGGTCATGTGTTTATTGTAGGAGACCAAGCATTATACAATGAAAAACAAGGTGATGTTCACAAATGGTCTGATTTTAGATCTTATCACGCAGGCACCAATTGTGGATTGGTTCCTAAATTTAATTTTAATTATTTGGCATACGCAGAATGAAAAATTATATTGGTAATTGTTCTCAAATAATAGATTGGCCCAGTGTGTTGTACTCTGTGCAAAATTCTAAACCTGCTTATCAAGGACCTAGACATAAAAAAGGACAAGATTTGCCTGGCATAGCTGAAATAAGTTCTTCTTGGGAAAAGGCTGGATACAAATTATTATCAGAAGGTGGAACCATTGGATGGGATATGTGTGTGCCTGAAGATAACTTTGATCGAAAAATTGTTGATCAATTTGCAGATTATGTGAATGTTGACCCTTTAAGCTGTTGGGTAAGTGTGATTCACCAAGGCTGTCATGCGCCGTGGCATTGGGACACTCAAGACAATGAGCAAGAGCTAAGAAAAATGGGAAATATAGAAAGATTTCATTGTCATATGGAAGATACTTTTCCAGGTCATGTGTTGATAGTAGAAAATGATTTATTTTATAATGCAAAGCAAGGAGATGTGTATAAATGGCCTGACAGAAATGCCTGGCACGCAGGTTCCAACTGTGGTCAAAGACCTAAATATATTTTTAATTTTTTTGGAAAAAGTCGTACATGAAAATTTTAATGACTGGCCATACTTCCCCTATAGGAAGTGTTTTGTTTGAACATCTATCTTTCACACACCAAGTCACTGGCATATCTAGGCAAAGTGGGTATGATTTAAATAAATTTGAAGATATTCAAAAAATTATAAACGACAGCATAAATTATGATCATTTTATAAATTTAGCACACGTGGGAGATGCACAATGTCAATTGTTATCTTTAATTTATAAAAAATGGAGTGAAGTAAATCATTTGGGAAAGATAATTTCTTTTGGTACACTGGGTACTGAATTGCCAGAAGACATTTTAAAAAAAACTGGCACAGATTTAGATTATTTTAAAAAAAAAATACATTTAGAAAATATACACAAATGTTTGTCTATTCAAAAGATATTTGGCATTCAACCACAAAGTGTGTTAATTAGAATTTTAAATTTTGGAAAAAAAACTGGTTCAAGGCAGGGTGAACCTAGCTGCAATAAAGAAGAAATAATTAGAACTGTTGATTACGTATTAAATGAAACTTTATATATAAGCAAGATTGATTTAAGAAAAATTTAATAATTACTTAGATGATCTATGCCTAATTTTTTTCTAAATTCATCAGTGAACACACAATCAATACGTAATCCATACTCTTGTTCTTTATTAATTTCTCCTCCATGCCAATCTTGATCGTTCCAAAAAGCAGCATTAGAATTAATATACACTTTGTTCTTTGATTCAGGATTCCAGATATAGAATCCTCGTTTAGTATTATGTCTTATGTGTATGAATTCATTTCGGTGATCACTGTAACCTTGCTGATTACCATGTTTTCCGTCTAGATCTCTGTGTTCAAAAGGCTGACCGTCATGTTCACAATGAAAAAATATCACTCTACCTATACGACTAATAATTTGTTGTGTAAGTAAATTTTTTATCCAAATGACCAATCCTGGAAAATATTTACTTTCTTCAGTAATCTGTCTTTCTGAATTTCTATGATCCCAATCTCCCTCGTTCCATAGAAAGTAATATATGTAAGGATCTTTGGCACCCAGCACTGCTTTGAGATAGCGTGTGAACTGATTTCTTGTGCGATAATCTTTGATATTGGCATAAAGATCATCACCATTTTTTCTAATAGGATGATCTGCGGAAAGAGCAAGATATTCTTTTACAGCCATATAAATTGGTTTCCAATTCAATTGATAACTCATGTCCTGCAGATTGAATCCTGGCGACATCCAAGTGCCTTCTTTGGCATATTCTCTAGCCAGAGCAAAACCTCTACATATTTCCGGATGTAATTTTCTAAAACCTTCTATGTCAAGATGTTGATCTAGAGCAATGTATGGTTTTCCACCAATTCCTCTTATCATACAGATATTTATTTGTAAATACATCAGCAATTAATTATTATGGCTTTCAAACTTATACCATATTCCGACAATTTAGATCTCAGTGAATTTTACAGCATAGCCAAAAACAAAGGCTTTGTGAATAATTCAACCAAAAAGATGTTGGTGGATTCTTTATCTAACGAAGAAAAATTTCAAGTTTGGATGCTGATGTGGGATGGCAAAGTAATTGGATCCAGTGCAGCACACACTTTTCCTGAAATGGGTGCTGACAGTTTCCGCATAGCTTGTCGTATTTGTACCTTTACAGACTGTTTGCCTAAAGAATACCAAATGGTGCGAACAAGAGACACCATTAGATATCATCAAACCACGACTCAACAATTTTTTCAACCAGCAGGTATTAATTGGGCTGGCATAGGAAAAAATTATTATGTTACCACTAATAAAAATACTGACGGCACACAGAGACTGGTGCATTCTATTGTGGCTCCTACTTTAGAAAGTGTTGGTGTTTACACAAGAATCACCGACATGATGTACCGAGGAACCATACAGACTGTGTGGCGTGTGAATGCAGATGTGTATTTTGATCAATTAAAAAAAGTTAAATCATGGCCCACATATGAATAGATACAATTACTACTACAATAATGTACCGGGTCAAGGATTGTGCAGGAACAATCTTGTGTACACCAGTCTTATAAATCAAAGCAAAACAGAATTTGTGCAATGGTTTCACAATGACACAGAATATCATCGTGGACAAAATGAAGTGATAGATCCCCATCTAATGGAACAAAAATGGCAGAGAGAAGTGGACATGCTGCTGATGATGCATCATAATTTTCCAGAACACATTCCTGACATATTGGAACTGGACTATGACAATAAAAAAATTATCTATGGCATTGATGGTGTGGATTTTTGGGAACAGAGTCACACAGTGGGCATGGATGCAGTGCTGCCCAACTGGCGTGAACAGATGCTGGAAATACTGCAAGCACACAAAACACTGGGATTATACAAGTATAGTCTACACCCCAGCAGTTACTTTGTGGTGGAGGGCAAATTAAAAAGTGTGAATTATTTCTTCTGCTATCATAAAAGTGAACCATTCATCACAGTGCAGGATCATCTCAGTCATATATCACATGAAAGAAGACAATATTTACTGCCCAAAATGAAAGAAATGCACATTGACATGAACATTCCCACAGATTTTGCCAGCTTGCAGGTATTGTGTTTGGAAAGTTTTAGAAACAATTACCCCAAGGACTTTATAGATGCTGCCATAGCACTGTACAAATAATCATGGAAGATACAAAAACTATAAGTTTGTGCGATCATTGTTATCGTCATTGTGCAGCAGAACGTGTCACACGTGCGGATGGAGTATATCTTGTAAAAACCTGTGAAGAGCATGGAGAAATGCAACATATGGTAGAACGAAATATTGAGTTTTATCAACAACTGCATTATGATGTTTCTGGTTACAGTATACCTCACGGCACCATGGTTGAAGTCACTGATAGATGCAATTTAAATTGTCCACATTGTTATCATAAACCTGATAATAAATTACAGGACCGATCTATAGAAAGTATATGTAAACAAATTGCAGAAAAATTTGATGCTGAATCAGGTGCTGTGATATTGGCAGGTGCTGAACCCACAGTGCGTAAAGATTTACCAAAATTAATTATTCAAATTAAATCATTATTAAAAAAATTAAACAGGCCTGAAGATGTGTGCATATTAACCAATGGAGTAAAGTTGTCTGACAGAGCATGGGTGAAAGAAATCGCTGCTGCTGGAGCCACCATGGTGATGATTGGCATGAACCATCACACATATCAAGGTCACACGGTGCATCAAAAACAATTGCAAGGCATAGACAACTGTATTGCTGAAGGAATTTTTGTGTACTATGTGGGCTATACATTGGAAAGTTTGGATCATATGGAAGAAGTGTTGGAAGAAATTCAATCTTTGGGTAATAAGAGTTGGCAGTATAGGATCAGAGCAGGTTCCGACATAGGTAGATCACCCAATGAACCTAGATTCTTTCTCAGTGATCATGTGGCATTGATCAAATCTATCTGTGATCGCAAAGGATGGACTTGGGAAAAACACACAGCCGATGACAATCTTTATCACTACATGGTGAACATCAACGGTATCACTCATAGGATAATACAGTGGAGTGATCATAAGACCATTGACTTGGAACAATTGCAGTGTGGACCTTGGTGTGACTTTGTGCCGGGAAAACCTGTAACAAATTTTTTACATCAAATTATGTTGCGAGATGCTGTGTTGAATAAAAAAATGTTATTGCACGACACTGTGCCTGATCGTTATGTGATTCAATCAAAAAATATAGATTATAAAGAGTCTCAATGGACTTATCTCAGTTGGGCTGATTATAAAAAATTACAACAAAAAAGTATTAGTAT